TCCTTCATAATAGTTAAAGCTCTGTTAATTTGTTTTTGGTTAGATACATCGTATTCTGTTTTAGGTTCTGGTATTCTAACATTTATCTTAGCCATTATCTACGTCCATCTGGTTGTACATCCAAACGAAGTGTGCCAAATCTCCAGGATTCACCACTGTCAGCGTTCTCTATTTTGACGTTTATAAATCGACCTCTAGCTCTTGTATCTTTTTTAATTGTAGTTGAGTTTATTGTAAAAGGACTCAATGCTGTTGTGCTATCAGATTCTTGAGGATAACTTTTTATTCCTAAACTTACTTTTGCATTACCGACTAAGGTTTTAAAATCTGGTACAAATCTTCTCATTGCTAAAAATACTTCTCCTGCAACTTTAGGTCCTGTTGCTCTACCTTGTGCATTTCTTTGTTTTTGTTCTAAATCAATATCATATGATTTTACAAACGATGAAACTGTAGTAGTAGATCCATCCTCATTGACTTGATCTGTTCCTACCTCATGTTCAAAAAATTTTGTCTGACCTAAACCACTCTGACCTACGACAACAGGAAAAGTACCATTAGATGAACTATCATATTTTGTACCGTAAGGTTTTGGATATACAATCGCATCAATCCAAGATGTTCTTGATTCTGTTCCGGTATACCACACCCCACCTCTCATCGGTTCACCATAATTAAATACAACATATTTATTATTGAAACTAGAACTAGAAGAAGGGTAATACCAAATAACCTCTGTAAAAAGATTATTGATGCCTGCTGCAACCTGTTGTCCTTTTGTAGTATCAAAATCATCAAATACAAAATCTTCAACAGAACATGGTAATGATTTAACTGTACCATCAAACATAAAGAAACCATTTGGTGATAACCAGAATGCTGCACCATCTATCTCAACAACTGCATTCTTACCTATCAGTCCACAGTTTGTACCTACTTGTTCAAAGCTAAATGTAAACGGAGCACCAATAAATTTCATTGTATATAGTGCATTATCTGTAAAGACCAGGATTGTTTCTTTTGCTTTGATTGCACCTACGATCTTTGTACCATCCTGTAATCTAAAATCACCGGCACTGTTGATTGCCGTTGCTGTATAGTTGTTAATATCTTCTTGATTAGAAAATCTTATAAACATATCATCTTGTGTGGTTACATCTCCAATGGTTGTTTCTGTTCCAAGGTGAATCAAGTGACGTGTGGTTGGAGATATTAAAGTTGTTCTTGTTGCTGTTGGATTTGATGATGTAGAAAAACCAGAAGTATTAGTCGCTGCTCTTACTGTTGTTGGTGCTGCAGCTCCTGCATTCCAAGTAAATGTTTTACCATTTCCAATTGTTGCAATCAATACTTGACCAAAATTATCCAAAGACCAAAGTCCAGGTTCTAGTATTACTTGAGAGGCCTGCACAGCATTTCCAAAACCGGTAAAGTTTGAAGCATCTGTAACTGTTGCACCACTAGAATGAGCTTGACCGTTTGATGTGCCAACGGTTGCAGTTCCAAAAGCACCCCTAGTGATACCCGTTAAAGTGTTTGTACCTTTTCCAGTATATGTAATTAATTCATTACCAACTGCTATAGTTCCTGTTGTTGGAAGACCAGAGTTTGATGTAACATTAATAACAGTTCCTGATCCACCTGTACCATTCGTGTCTGCAAGTAGAGCACCATTTAAAGTTGTTGTAAAAGGACTTTGAACTGTACCACCATATTGACCAATACCAAAACCATAACCATAAGATTGTGCGGCAGGACCAACTGGTTCATAAGGAATTACATCACACGCTCCACCACCTGCAGCTCCTGTTGTAGTCTGTGTTCCAGTTACAATCGCTATTAATGATGATGTGACTCTAGTTACTTGAAATAGTTTATCTTCGAATGCAGCATCAGTTAGACCAATACCACTTGGTACAGTCACATTATCTAATAAGATAATATCACCCGATTGTAGATTATGATTAGATGAAAACGTTAGTGATACTTCCTGTGTTGCATCTTGAGCAGACATAACAACACTTCCGATTGTAGATTTAATAGGTGTTATATCAAATAGTTGTCCTTCAAAGTATAACAATAAAAACTTGTCAGTTCCAATAGCCACATATCTATTACCCTCTAGATCAACAAAAGCATGTTGTTTTCTAGCAACTCCAACTATAGTATCCGATACCAAAGAAGACCAACCTCCAACTTTTTCTGGAAGACCATATCTAAATCTAACATTATTAGAATCTATCCATCTATTTTCTGCACCCGCAGTCGTATCTTGTTTGTCAATTCCCGGAAGAAAGCTATATTCAATAAGAGCCATGGTCCGTGCTCCCTATGCCGTGTTGGTTTTGAATGCCCAACCTCTTGTCGAATCTACATACACTAATGTAAAAGCTTGGCCGTTAGTTGTTAGTGTTAGATTAGATGTGCCTGTATTGATAGGCTGACCGTTTCTATTTAATATTAAATTGTTGTTTGCAAACGTTCCTCTTGCATCGATAAATGTTATCTCATCTCCTGTAGCAGGTGATGTTGGAAGAGTAATTGTAATAGGGTTAGCTGTTGTATTTGCAAAAATCTGTTCACCAGCAGATGCTGTATAAGCGGTTACTGTAGAAGAATTTACTGTTAGATAACCTTTGGTTTTCATACCAAGGTTAACATTAGTACCATCCGAATAAACTAATACTGTTGCACCTGAAGGCACTGTAACACCAGATCCTGATACTGTTTTGATTGTAAGTGTTTTTATTGAACCAGAACTTTCTCTAGTGGTCGCATCCTCAAACACCATGACTCTTTCTGCAGTGTCTGGAATAGTGACCGTTCTGTTACCTGTTAAAGTCCCTGTTAATTTAATATAAATATTTTTACCATTTGATGTAGCTCCATTATCTAATGCCAATGCTACGTCTGCACCACCCACAGCTAATGATAGATAACCTGTGGATAATTGTTCTAATATCTGTAGGTTTGTATTGGTGATTGATCCCCAAAGACCAGCCTTTTCACCGGTTGTGATTAATTCTAATTTTGAATTTGTTGAAAAACTTGATGCCATAATTCTCCTAATAAGGGTCTATATTAACCCATGTTTGTGATGCTCCTGGATCTATAGGTTGCCATGTTATGATACCCGGATCATTGACCGTAAGAGTCATAGGCACGCCTGTAGGATTCACATTTGCATCAGCTGTTATTGTAACACTTCCAGTGTTAATGGTCAATTGGTTTCCTGTGACACTTGTATTGGCTGCGGCCGATACCGTGACTGTGCCAACACCCAGAGTAAATGGTGTCGCTGTAGGTGTTACGTTTGCTGCTGCTTTAATAGTTAATGAACCAAAACCAAGTGTTAATGGACTTCCAGATGGGTTTGCAAGTGCTCCCGCTAATGCGGATGCACTACCTATACCTAACGTTAATTGATTAGCAGTTACATTAACTATAACGTTTGGATCAAATACGGATGTTGCTATAGGTGTAGCGGATATAGAACTGTGACCGAGCATTTATTATGCTCCCGGGTCGATAATGTTATTGCCGTCGATCGCGGCCCATTCTTGAATTGCTTGGTAATCTGTATTTGCTTCGTCTAATGGTACAGATTTTACTTTGTTTGAATTTACATAGGTTACTTGGTAACTACAAAATTCATTTGTATGTATACTATAATTTTTTGTAACTGTTTTAATCATAATTATAACTCCGCATCCAATGCTACAAAAGATGAAGCTACATCTGTTCTACACCAACCACTTTCTCCTTGTACCCCCGACATATCAGTTGCATTAAAAAATTCAACAGCAGTAGGAGTTGATACGTCAAGACTAAAATCATCTAATTTATCATTAGTACCATCTCTTATAAATCTATAATAATCTGTTCCTGAAGTTTGATCTAATGTAGGATTTGCTCTCATTGGCACTTGTGGGTGAACAACTGTAGTCAACACGGAAGATGTATAATAAAAAGCATTAAATAAAGGTAAAGCATCTCCAGATGCTAAAAGTTCAAAATATCTAAGACATCTATTTTTATTCACATCATGTGGTAAAAATTCAAAGTCGCTGGCTACAGAACCTGCCTCAAGCTGAATTCCTGTGATGTACCACTCATTACTTGTACTGTCAGCAAGGTTGACTTGACCAACTGCTCTGTTTGCGTTTGTAGTAGAGTTCCAAGAAGTGTTTAAAGTACCAGATGACCTGTCACTTCCAACTGCTAACCACCAATTAAATTGTAAAAATGCACTAGCACCAGTTCCTATAGCACCAGATGTGTCTCCAGGAAAAGTTATAGTTTTCTTTTCCCAAGTATCTGCTGAATTAATTGTGTAAGATTTAGAAATTTGTCTTGTGTTATTTCCATCTAATATTTCACAAATATATGTTCCAGTTTTATTTGATTTTACCCAAAAAGACCAAGTAAGACTTTCGGCAGATGAAGTACCTTTCTTTAAATATTGTATATTTGCACCTTCAACTATTTGTGAAAGAACATTAAAATCTCCTGCTGCTGGAGAAGCATCAGCAGTTGTGCAATCCATTTTAAAAGAATTAGCAAAACCTTGTCCAGTAGGAACTTCTGTTGATTGACTTGCAGTCCAAGTTCCTAAACCAGAGATAATATGTTTAAATCTATCTACTGTATTATAACCAGTTCCAGTTATACCAGATACACTTGTGCTTCTTTGAGCAATGCTCATGTCACCATTGATGATGATGTTTCTAAAGTTTGGTTCACGAATATTTGCTAGTGCTGGGTTTCCTATTCTAGTTATCGCCATAATTTATCCTATTCTATAATTTTGTAAGCTCCAAAGTATGTTCGTAAAACATTACTTTGAATTGAAACATTTCCACCTGTATATGTTTGTATGTTTGCGTAAAGTTGAACATAATCTGAACTTCCATTAAAAGTAAAAACTCCTGAAGTTGGAACACTCATTCTAGCAAATAAAACTCCTTGATTTGATTCTCCTATTATATCTTGTGTTCTTGTTTCAGAGCCATTAAAATAAATCATTGTTGTTGTTTTATATAAATTTCCATTATTAACTGTTGATTCACCAGCTATAGAGCCGTATACAAAATACTTACCAGCAGTTTGTGGTGTAAATTTACCATCTGAAGTATTATAGGCACTAGCAGTATCAAATCTTTCGCTATCAAAAACCACCAAAGTATTTACATCATTAGATGGTGTTTGGTTACTTCCAAGAGTTGCTTCAAAAGCTGGAGTATTAGTTCCACCAACAGCAGCACCATTATTTTGCAATGTTCCTATGATATTTGTCGTGTCACCAGATGCACCGATAGTGATCGTGTTACTATTCTCGTTGATAATGTTATTACCGTCTGTGTCCTGTATCGTGTCTGCTTTTAATATACTTGTCATTATGCTCCTATTAACCTATTTCCTGAAAAAGATGTTGCAGCGGCAGTTGTAGTTCTAGAACTTCCTCTGGTATGATATGTATTTACTTGAACATAATCATTAACAGCTAAAGTTATAACGCCTGTTATTCCAAAAGCAACACTGATATTATCTTTACCAACTCTTAAAAAAGTTACTGTAGTACTATCTTGACTTCCATTTTTAAAAAAAGCTAGTTGAATTTCATCTTGATCATACATGCTATCATATCTAACATTAGCCCTAAAAAAATATTTTCCTGCAACAGAGGCAGTAAATTTATTTGTCCCATCATAATCACTATCTGTGTCATAATTTTCAGTTGCAAAATTTAATATTGTATTTGTTGCATTAGCAATAGTTTGTGACCCAGATGCTGTAGCACTAAAAGCTGGAGTATTAGACATAGCACCAGAAACAGTTGCACCTGAAGGGACAGTGATAGTCTCTCCAGATTGACCAAGAGTAATGGTCCCTGATCCAGAGCTCGTTGTTATTGTTCCTACTTTTAAAGTTCCGTCTGCCATAATTTTCCTATTCTATAATTCTGTATGCATTAAAATTTGAATTAACATCTACTTGTAATCCAGAACCTGAAGCATTTGCTGTAATATATATTTGAGTAAGTAAATAATCTGTTGTTCCATTCATACTTACAATAGCAGAATTTGTTATACTAGCTGCTCTACCTGGATTTGCTCTAAAATCTACTATGGTATATCCAACTGTAGTTGTGTTTTTTTTTATGTAACCAAAAATAAAATCTGCATTACTATTTTGTCCACTTTGACCTATTGTTGAAAATGTAACAAAATATTTTCCAGCAGTTTGAGGTGTAAATTTTCCAGTTGATGTATCGTAAGCATTATCAGTATCTACTTGTTCAGCATTATATAAAATAGTAGTTGTAGTGCTATCAGATATAGATTGAACAGAGCCGCTTCTAAAAGCACTAAAAGCTGGAGTGTTAGCTCCACCAAAACCTGTATCCGTTCCAGAGTTAGCGATCGTAACTCCTGAAGGAATTGCTATTGTATCTCCACTTGTACCTAGCGTTAGCGTAGTACCTGTAGCTGGATCAACCTGATTTGTTTCTAATTTACTCATTATAAAATTACGAATGTACTCCCTGATGGTATAGTCACTGTTCCTGATACTGTAACGGGACCAACTAACGCTCCGTTAGTAGAACCTGCCATAGATATACTTGTGAACGTCTGACTGTTTTTCATAAAAAATGTTGAACCTAAACTTGCTGCGGTCACCGTCGAGTTCGTCGGAGTTCCGATGTCAAACACATCACCGAGAACAGTACCAAAGAAAGTATCTGATGATGCTGGGTTTGAACTAAAAGAAATCTG